AGGACTTTTGATGTAGTTCGATTAAACAATAGAGATGATATGTATATTGATGATGAAGGACTACTTATTGATAACAGATACTTTACTATCGGTAATAAAAATTATGCAGGTCGTGCTTTGATTATGTCTCATGATGATATGGGAGATACTTCAAGCACAGAACTAACTGTACAAGACATAGAAAGTGTGGTACAATGGTTGCCTGAAGGACACCGAGAGACTCCTTACATGGAATTTAGAGCATGGAATTAATATATGAACTCAAAACAAATCAAGAAACTTAGAAAGAAAGTCAGACCAATACAGGTTGAGTGGCTTCGTACCCTATTGCCTGAAGACCAAGCAGAGTCTATTACTGTTGACACAGTTGAGGGATTACTTCCAGAACAGACACATGCTTTTGGTCAAGGACAATTACACATGTCATACATGACAGACAAATGGATTATGAAATATCTCAAGCAACATCCAGACATTGAAACCTTTGATGAACTACTAAAGGTATCTAAACATGGATGAGTATATAGCTGATGTATTGATAGACAATCACAGACAAACAATTAAAACTTATGCTACTTCAATCTATTCTGCTATTGATATTCTTATCAGTATGCCAGCCATAAATGCCGTGTTCTCAGTATCATGCACTGAGGATGGTAGGTCTTGGGATGTTGAGGGAATGGACATGATGGCAATGAGACAGATGAGAGCAGACATTACAGAGGAGGCTTTGCGAGAAGCCTTCCATGATAACGAACATAATAAAACAATACACTAGGAGACTAGTATGAAAGAAGAAAACTGGACAGACAATACTGAAACAAACGAAGATGGTACTTTTCTTACACAAAGAGAGTATGATGAAAGGTTTGTAAGACTAACAGAAGATGAGTACAGATATTTCTGTGATTGGATTAGTAGGCACACACAAGAAATGTATGAACATAAGGTAGGCTATGAGGCAAGATGGACTCTTGACCCTAAAGTTTTTTATGTAAAATTGTTAGATGAAAGTCTTTATTCCATGGATGAAATAATGCTTGACATCCGCAACGAGATGGTGTAATATGTGCAACATGACAATGAGCAACCAAAGAACTTTAAGCCCTCTATCTCCAGATAATAAATTATTTGGTTTGGCTTCAGTCCACAACTTCGGGAGTAGTTGGCTCACAAACTCCTTTAATTTAACTAACATCATAGGAGAACAATATGATAATTGACGGCACGGCTTATTGGGCAAGTATCAAAACACCCAATACAACATTTGAACCCATGTACACAGTCAACCTTGTGGTTGATGAAGCAACAGCTAATGACTTTGCATCACGTGGACATACCATTAAATCAATGGACGAGGGTTCTGCAATAGTAGTTAAGCGTAAGGTGAATGGTCCTAATGGAATGATTAGGTCTGCACCAAGATTGCTTGACCAAAACAAACAGGAAGTAAATCTTGCTGTGGGTAATGGCTCTAAGGTTAGAGTCCAATGTAATGAATACGCTTGGGAATATGCAGGTAAGGCAGGGAAAGGTCTTGACTTACAGGCTGTCCAAATCGTAGATTTAATTGAATACAAAGCCGAAGACGGCTCTGAGTTCTTTGACGAAGGAGAGGAATTTTAATATGATTGTTAGTATTAAGAATGATGATGGTGTCACATCTTATGATGTGGCTAAGATTGAAGATGAGAATGTTAGGGCAAACGCTAATGTAATTATTAGCAAGGTGTCCCAACTAGAAGTCTTACTAGAAGCACTGAACTTTACTAGTGCTACGCACCGAGGTAATCTTGAAAGCTTGCTGAAAGAAAACCCTGATGCGATTGTTGAGACAGAAGAAGAAGAGGTACAAGATACTGAAACTGATTCTGAATAACTAACCGTGAGGTGTCCTACTACTTGGATGGGACTTAAAGGCACAATCCAAATACAACGCCTCACTTTTCTACTGGAGATAGAATGATACAAGAACGAACCCAATTCATTAAACATAAATTACCCTGCCCTGAATGCTCAAGCAGTGACGCTGTATCTCTCAATGAGAATGGCTCTGCAAAATGCTTTAGTTGTAATACTTTTTTTACAAACTATGAAGGTCAAGCTACAGGTAGAGTGATTGATATGAAAACAAAACCCAAGTCCGACAACACATTCCTAACATCTTATACTGGTGCTTATGGTTCACTAACCGACAGAGGTATCTCTGAAAAGACAGCAACTAAGTATGGTGTAAAGATTGTCAAGGACAGAAACAATAACGTAGTACAACACATCTATCCATTCTTCAATGGTAATGAGGTGGTGGGTACTAAGACACGATATGTAGAGAACAAAAACTTTTCCTGCAATGGAACATTTGAAGGCACTGGTTTGTTTGGAGAACAACTACATGGCAATACAGGTGGCAAGTATCTAACCATTACTGAAGGTGAGTGTGATGCTATGGCAGTGGATGAACTGTTCCAAGGTAAGTGGGCAGTGGTATCCGTTAAGCGTGGTGCATCATCAGCAGTCAAAGATGTTAGGGAAAGCATAGAGTTTGTCGAATCCTTTGACAATGTAGTACTATGCTTTGACAATGATAAGGCAGGTAAAGAAGCGGCAAAAGCTGTAGCTAAAATACTCAAGCCTAACAAAACTAGAATCATGTCATTCCCTAACGGCTTCAAAGATGCTAATGAAATGCTCAAGCAGAAGAAGTTCACAGAGTTTACCCAAGCATGGTGGAACTCTAAGACATACACACCTTCTGGTATCATGGAGCTATCATCTCAAAAGGGTGACTGGCTACATAGAGAAGAGAAAGAAAGTATTGCATATCCTTGGGACGGACTAAACAAGAAGCTCTATGGTATGCGTAAAGGAGAACTGGTCACACTTACAGGTGGCACAGGTCTTGGTAAGTCTAGTGTCACTAGAGAGTTAGAACATTGGCTTATCAAAAACACAGATGACAATGTAGGTATCGTAGCCCTTGAAGAGAATTGGTTGCGTACTGCTGATGGTATCTTATCCATCGAAGCTAACGATAGAATCTATCTATCAGAGAAGCGTAAGAATTATTCAGACGATGACCTCATGGGTTTGTTTGATAAGGCTATCCCTTCTGGTAGAGTATTCATTCACTCACACTTAGGTGCTACCGACATTGATGATATCTTTGCCAAGCTTAGATATATTATTGTAGGCTGTGAATGTAAATGGGTAATCGTTGACCACTTACATATGCTTGTCAATGTGTTGCATGAAGGCGATGAGAGGCGTGGTATTGACATGCTTATGAATCGCTTGAGGTCTCTGGTAGAAGAGACAGGTGTAGGTATGATATTGGTATCACACTTACGAAGAGCCGCAGGAGATAAAGGACATGAGCAGGGTATCGAAGTATCCCTATCTCATCTCAAAGGTTCACAGGGTATTGCACAGTTATCTGATTGTGTGATTGCACTAGAGAGAAATCAACAGGCAAGCAACCCTGAAGAAGCTAACCTCACTAAGGTTCGTGTACTAAAATCTAGGTACACTGGAGACACAGGATTGGCTTGTGGTCTCCGATATAATTCAGATACTGGTAGATTGTTTGAAGTATCTGAGGAGGAAACATTCGACAATGAACAGTTCTAAAATAATATTTGACATTGAAGCTGATGGCTTAGACCCTACCGTTATACATTGTATAGTAGCTAAAGAGTGGGGTGGAGCAGTACACACTTTTGACAACACGCAAATCGAAGAAGGTATTAAATTCTTAGAGAATGCAGAAGTACTTATAGGTCATAACATTATAGGTTATGATATACCAGTAATAGAAAAACTACATGGTGCTACAGTAACACACAAGTTAGAAGATACATTAGTTATGTCAAGATTATTTAACCCTGTTCGTGAGAATGGACATAGCTTGAAGACTTGGGGGTGGCGTGTTGGCATGGCTAAACAAGAACAACCCGAAACCTTTGATGAGTATACACCTGCTATGTTGGACTACTGTGTTCAAGACGTAAAGCTAAATGAAGTTGTATACAATTACTTACTCAAAGAAGGTAAGATGTTTAGCGAAGACTCAATCAGTCTTGAGCACAAGGTCGCTAAGATTATGCGACAGCAAGAGAAGAATGGTTTCTTCTTTGATACTAAGAAAGCTATGGAGTTGCTTGCAGAACTCAAGGACAAACAGTTTGAAGTAGAAGAAGAAGTACACAACACATTCAAACCTAAGATGATGGATGAGAAAATAGTAACACCTTACATCAGGAAAGATGGTGAGCTATCAAAGCGTGGACTAACAGATGATGAGTATAACAACTGTATTAAAACACAGAATGTTAAACCATTCATGAGACAGAAGTTAGTTGAGTTTAACTTAGGTAGCCGTAAGCAAATAGGTGAGTACCTCATTGACTTTGGGTGGAAGCCTGAAAGATTTACTCCGACAGGTCAGCCCATTGTTGATGAGGGTACACTTAAAAAGATTGAACACATACGAGAAGCTAAACTTATTGCAGACTACTTGCTTTATCAGAAGCGTATAGCACAGGTTACATCTTGGATAGATGAACTCAAGGGTGATAGAGTACATGGGTATGTTAATCCTAATGGTACAATCACATCTAGAATGACACACCGTAGTCCTAACATGGCACAGATTCCAAACTCTGGTAGCCCTTATGGTAAAGAGTGTCGTTCATGTTGGACAGTACCTGATGGTTATAAGTTAGTAGGTATAGATGCAAGTGGATTAGAGTTGAGAGTGTTAGCTCATTACATGAATGACCAAGAGTATATTGATGAGGTTATACATGGAGATATACACAGCAGGAATCAAGAGTTAGCAGGACTTAAAACTCGTAACGAATCGAAGACATTCATCTATGCATTTTTGTATGGGGCAGGTGATGCTAAGATAGGTTCGATATCTGGTGGTGGTGCAAAGCAAGGTAAGAAACTCAAGGCTACCTTTCTTAAAAACTTACCTCACTTAAGATACTAAAGGACAGAGTTCAGAAAGCATCTGAACGTGGCTTCTTGAAAGGTCTTGATGGTAGAAAGATATATGTACGTAGTCAACATGCCGCATTAAATACTTTACTACAAGGTGGTGGTGCAATCGTGATGAAGAAAGCTATGACAATCCTACAAGAAAAGATGAGCCTCAATGCTCTCGATGCTAGGTTTGTAGCTAACATACATGATGAGTGGCAGATAGAAGTAAAAGAATCACAAGCCGAATGCGTTGGTGTGTTCGGTGTTGAAGCAATAGAAGAAGCAAGTAAATATTATAACATGCGTTGTCCTTTAACAGGAGAATACAATATAGGAGAGAACTGGTATGAAACCCACTAAAGAGAACAGGAAGAAGTTTGATATAGATTTGGCTTATGGCACAGTCAGAGAAGAGAAGATAGCAGAGATGCTAACTGATAAGAAGATAGAAGTAAAGTCTGAGAAAGACATGTGGCAAAAGACAGGTAACATTTGTATTGAATATGAATCTTGGGGTAAGCCGTCAGGTATCAAGGCTACCGAAGCAGACTACTGGTTTCATAATCTATGTGTAGGAGACAACGAGTTCTGCACACTGGTATTTAAAACAGATGTGCTAAGAACAATCGTAGATAAACTGGATACATTTAAGACTGTAGCAGGTGGAGACCACAAAGCTAGTAAAATGTTCCTCGTTAATCTACAAAAATTATTTTCATCGGATGTGATTAAAGCATTCAAGGAGTCAGAAAATGACAAAGAAAAGTAAAGAACCTATTGACAAATCTAAATTAGATACATATAATAAATTCACGGCTGAGTCTGGTCATTGGTATGCACAAGATGGTGAACCCATGTATACCATCATCGGAGCTAACGGTAAAGAAAGGAACACTACACTTAGAGATGCTAAGAAACTAAACTTAGTTCCTTCTGTTACTACTATCCTTGGTATGATTGCTAAACCTTCCCTTGAAAACTGGAAGATTAATCAGGCTTTAAACTCTGCACTTACTTTAGAACGTAACGAAGACGAATCATTCGAGGCTTTTGTTTACCGTTGTAAAGAAGACTCTAAGAAGATTGGTAAGCAAGCCGCCGAAAGAGGTACGCAAATCCATAACTTAATTGAGAATGGTTTCTTAGGTACGTTTACCAGTGAGCCATATGAAGTTATCAAGAAATATCTTGATGAGCATTTCCCTAATGAAGAATGGGTAGCTGAAGATTCTTTCTGTGCTGACATAGGGTATGGTGGTAAGATAGATTTATATTCTAAGTCTGGCATCTTTGTTGACTTTAAAACAAAGGATAACTTAGAAGGTAAAGACCCTGCTAAATTAGTATACGATGAACACGGTATGCAGTTGTCTGCTTATGCACAAGGTTGTGGCGTTGATAATCCACAGAGAATTTCTATCTTTGTAGATAGGAAAGATACAAGTTTAATTGCTTGTCATCAATGGGATGATGAAACACATGACAGACATCTTAACATGTTCAACTCTATACTTGAGTACTGGAAGCTAGTTAAAAACTACGACTCCTCTATTACTGATGTCTAGACGAGTACCGAGAAAACCTCGACCTAAAAAAGTTAATGTCCCTAAAGGATACGATAGTATCTGGGAAGCCACACTGCATGACACCATCTTAAAAAAGTGGAAGCATCATTGGGATAACATTGATTATATAATTAGACATAAGTATGAACCTGACTTTGTTAAAAAAATAAAAGGTAAGACAATCTTACTTGAGGCAAAGGGTAGGTTCTGGGACTTTGCAGAGTACAGTAAGTACATCCATATAAGGGAGGCTTTACCAAAAGGTTATGAATTAGTATTCTTATTTCAAAAACCTTTCGCACCAATGCCAGCCGCAAAGAAAAGAAAAGATGGAACTAAACGCACCCATGCTGAATGGGCTGAGACTAATAACTTTAGATGGTACAACGAAGAAAGTTTACCTCACGAATGGAAAAACAATGAACTATAAATTTAAAGAAGATGATATTATAAAGGACATAATACTATATGTAAATCAAACATACGACCAACACTATGCAAACGGTAAGTACCAAGCAACTGATATGATACTAGATGCAGGACACGGAGAAGGTTTTTGTATTGGGAACATCATGAAGTATGCAATGAGGTATGGAAAAAAGAGTGGCAAATCTGAAATGGACTTGCTTAAGATTATACACTATGCTATAATAGCTTTGTATGTACAACGAAACACAACTGATAAGGATTCAAACAATGGTAGATGATAAGATAGGAAAGAAGCCTTATCTAGGAATAGAGATAGACTATGACAAAGAAAAAACATTTGATAAGTTTAGTCTTGACACATTAAAAGATAGATATTTTTGGGAGAAAGAAACACATGCACAAGAAGCATTCGCAAGAGCCTCCGTCTACGGAGCAACCTACAAAGGGGAAACAGATTTTGAATTGGCTCAAAGACTTTATAGCTACTCTTCCTCTCGTTGGTTCATGTTCAGTACTCCTATACTTAGTAACGGGGGTACAAGCCGTGGGCTTCCTATCAGTTGTTTTCTCAATTATGTTCCTGACAGCAGGGGTGGTTTATCTGCTCATTATGATGAGAACGTATGGCTCGCAAGTAGTGGTGGAGGCATCGGTGGATATTGGGGCGATATTAGGAGCAATGGTATTTCAACTTCTCATGGCTCTCGTTCTACTGGAAGCATTCCTTTCCTCCACGTTGTAGACTCACAGATGTTAGCCTTTAATCAAGGCACTACAAGACGAGGAAGTTATGCCGCATACATGGACATCAGTCATCCAGAGATTGAAGAGTTCATTAACATGCGTAAAGAATCAGGTGGTGACATCAACAGAAAGAATCTTAATCTACACAATGGTATTAACATTACTAATGCATTTTTAAAATCTGTTGAGAATGATGAAGACTGGAGATTGATTGACCCTAAATCTAACACGGCTGTTAAGATAGTAAACGCTAGAGATTTATGGTGGCAGATTATTCATGCCAGAGCAGAGACAGGTGAGCCTTACATGATAAACATTGATACATGTAATGAGCACTTACCCAAACCACAAAAAGATTTAGGATTAAAAATACAGCAGAGCAATCTTTGTTCTGAGATTACTTTACCTACCAATGAAGAACGAACAGCCGTATGTTGTTTGTCATCTGTAAACCTTGAACACTTTGATAAGTGGTCAAAGGATGATAACTTTATACAAGATTTAGTAACCATGCTTGACAATATACTACAACATTATATTGACAACGCAGTAGACACAGAACAACTAGGAGATTATAGTGCAAATTTTAAAAGATTTCAAAAGTACATTAGAGAAGGAAAGGAAGGATTTACTAAGTCTGCGTATTCAGCATATCGAGAACGTAGCATTGGACTGGGTGCAATGGGCTTCCATGCATACCTCCAATCTAGGAACATTCCTTTCGAGGGTATATTCGCAACTGGCTTTAACCATAAAGCGTTCACCTTTATCAAAGCTAGAGCCACGCAAGCTACTAAAGAACTTGCCTTGGATAGGGGAGAAGCTCCAGATGTTCACGGTACAGGTAAGCGGAATACTAACCTATTGGCTATTGCTCCTAATGCTAGTAGTGGCATTATATGTAGTGGCACTTCCCCTTCTATTGAGCCTTTCAGGGCTAACTGTTATACTCATAAAACTTTGTCAGGTAGTTATCAAGTTAAGAACAAGTATCTCGAAAAGGTTTTTAAATCTAAGGGGATTAAAGCCACAGAGCTAGAGAATATCTGGAAAGATATATCGGCTAACGAAGGTTCAGTACAACACTTAGATATTTTAGATGACAAAGAAAAAGAAATATTTAAAACTGCTAATGAGATAAATCAAATCTGGATTGTAGAACATGCATATCAAAGACAACAGTTTATCTGTCAAGCACAATCGGTTAATTTATTCTTTACTCTGCCTAAGAGTACAGAGCCACAAGAGATACACGACACGTATATGCAGTATGTCAATGATGTGCACTGGTATGGAATGAATAAACTAAAATCGCTGTATTACTTTAGAACTAATGCGGCACGAAACGTAGAGAATGTAAACACTAAAATCCCACGCATTCGTTTGGATGATGTGGAATGTATTGCCTGTGAAGGTTAAGGAAAAATCATGAGCTTATTAACAACTAGAGACTATTATAAACCGTTTGAATACCCTTGGATGTATGAGTATTACAAACTACAAAACCAAATGCATTGGATGCCTGAATCAGTTCCGTTGCATACAGATGTAAAAGACTGGCAGGATATTACGCCAGAAGAAAAACATTTACTTACACAAATATTTAGATTGTTTACACAGTCAGATGTAGACGTAGCATCAGGATACATTGATAAATATATGCCTATCTTTAAGAAACCTGAAGCACGTATGATGATGTCATCGTTTGCTAACATGGAATCTATTCACCAAGATGCTTACAGCTTACTACTTGATACAGTAGGTATGCCTGAAATAGAATACAAAGCTTTCTCTGAGTATGAGGAGATGGCAGACAAACATGATTATGTCGGACACTTCAAACCTCTTAAGTCTGATAAGCGTACCATTGCTAAAACACTGGCTGTCTACTCTGCTTTCACAGAAGGACTACAGTTGTTCAGTAGCTTTGCTATCTTGTTAAACTTCCCACGCTTTGGTAAGATGAAGGGTATGGGGCAGATTGTTACTTACTCTATTCGTGATGAGTCTATGCATGTTGAAGCTATGACCAAACTATTCCGTGAGTTTATCCAAGAGAACATTGAGATATGGACAGATGATTTTAAAGGAGAACTTTATCAAATCTGTAGGGACATGGTAGAACTAGAAGACAAGTTCTTAGACTTAGTGTTTGAGATGGGAGACCTTAAAGGATTAACTAAAGAAGATATGTATGCTTACAATAGATACATTGCAGACCGTAGGTTATTACAACTAGGATTGAAGACTAACTATGACCAGAAAGAAAATCCACTTACTTGGATTGATGAGGTCATGGGTGTTGAACATCAAAACTTCTTTGAAGGACGAGCAACTACTTACATGAAAGCAGGACTACGAGGAAGACAGGACTCTGTAACTTTTACAGGAATAGAATAATGAAAAAGAAAAGGGAAGAGGCTGAGTTGCTTGGATATAAACTATTGTATAATAGGACAGGTAACTTAGTTACTGAAAGATTATCTACAGATATAACAGAGCTTAAAAAATATTTTAGTACGGAAGAATACTCTACACTACATACTATAGTCAGGGAAGCTACAAAGAAATTAGATGAAGTTCATAGCTACATTGAAGCTAACCTAAACGCCAGAAAGATGGATGACTAAATAGTGTAGATAATAATAGGTTCTGACTTACCTTTGACGTAAATTGGCTCTAGTAATTTACCTTCGGTAGTCGAACCTGTTATTGTATTCACACCAATAACTATATCTTCACCAACTTCTTTGGTAGAGCTTTCAAGTCTTGCCGCCAAATTAACTGCATCACCTATAGCTGAGTAATCAAAACGTGTATCGCTTCCCATATTACCTATTACCGCCTCTCCTGTATTTATGCCAATACCTATCTCTATTCCTAGCTTGGCTTCTTCCATATCTTGGTGTATTTCTAACGCTGTTTGGATTGCTTTATTCTCATGGTCTTCCAAGTTTATTGGGGCATTGAAGACTGCCATCATTGCATCTCCAATATATTTATCTACCATACCACCATTTCTTTTGACCGCATCAGCCTGAATAGTCAAGGCTTTGTTCATAATTTCTGTGACTTCTTCTGGCTCTAATCTTTCTGATAGACTTGTAAAACCTCTGACATCTGTAAAGAGGAAGGTACATCTTCGTCTATCTCCTCCTAACTTCAGTGAACTGGGGTCATCTTGTAATTGTTTAACCTGTCTTGGGTCAAGGTAATGTTCAAACTGTTTCTTAATTTGTTGTCTAAGTTTGTATTGTGTTCTAAAGTTTAGATAGAATTGTTGGGTAGCAATAAGTGTCATACTTATTATGCTCCATGTAAAATCTATCAGTAAATTATTGGTAACAAAGTAGTATTCAAAATAGCCCATTAGAGGCAATAAAACTAGAAAGGATACTACCCCCTTAGTGACACCTAGATAATTGATTGAGAGGGCTGTGAGTAAGCCTGAGAGGATTAATATGAATAGTTCTGCAAGTAATCTATACTCTGGAATTTGAGGACTGTCAAGCAACATACTTTCTGAAAGTGCCGCTTGTATTTTGTGAGGTTCTAATAACCCGACAGGTGTTGCAAGTTGAGGCGAGATTCCTTTAGCAGTAAAACCTACAAAGACAAACGTACTTTCTACATTCATTTCTTTTAGTGTGGTTTGTGGTGTGTCTACCCAGCTAATCCATTTACGACCAAGGCTATCTGTATCTACTGGTGGTATTCCTCTGACTCTTATCTTGTCAATACCATTTTGATTGGTTACAATTTGATAAGTATTACCACCCCCAAGTATCTTTAAAACTTCTGTGCCAAAAGAAGCTACCCATCCTGTTGGTGTTTGTTGTAGTAATGGTATTTGTCTTACAAGATTATCAACATCTACTGGTGCAGAGATAGCACCTTGACTCGTAGATTGTTTTAGTATATCGACATTCGATAAGAAACCAGAAGCTTGTGGTAAAGTTATATCTGGTCCTTTGATAACCGTGCCATGAGTAGCAGGATATAAACCGTTGTCTACTTCTGGCATAGCTATAACACTAGCAGACTTAGAAAGCTCTAAAGCAAACTCATCATCTCCACCCATTCTATCTGCATGTGGAAATAACATAACCCACCCAACACCATAAGCACCTGCATCCATAATGTCTTTATGAATCTTAGCTAAGTCTTGGCGTGGTAGAGGGTAGCCTCCGAGATTATCTAAGTCTTGTTCCGTAATATTTAATACGGTAAAATGCCCTGTAGCATTTGGAGTTTCTACAACGGCATCAAAAGTTTTAAGCCTTAAGACTTCTAAGGCTTGTGAGTTAAATAGTAAAGGTAGGGTAAGTATACCCAGTAAAGTAAGTGCCCACTTCATACTGTTATATCTAGTAAAGTACCTATCCTAGACAGAGGATAACCATACTTATATTTTATAAATCTTTTATAGCCCATTTAATCTCCTTGGTTTATAGTGATACTAGAATTTCCTCCTCCATTTATTACAAGCTGAGTTCCCTTTCCATTTTGTATTAAGAGTACTGTGTACCCTCCATCCCTATCTAAATCTAAACGAACAGTATCTTCTAAAACTTTATAGAAAGTTAGAACATTATCTGTCAAGAAAGTATTTATTTGTGTGTTAGAATCAAATCCCAACTGAGTACCCTTTAAATTTATATCTGTTCGTAGTAAAGATTCTGTTTGGTCTAGCTCGTTTACATCTTCTATAATATCTAACAAGTCTTCAAGAAAGTTTACGTCAAGATAATTGACATCTAATTCTGTAAACTCTAAATCGTCTTCAGCTAAATAGTCTATTTCTAAATCATCAAACTCAAGGAAGTCAACATCAAGAACATTAGTGTTACTACTTCCATTTTGTCCTTCATCTTGCTTCACTTCTCTTGGTGCGTTTACAATTAACATGTTATCAATTAACTCAAGTGTTAAGTCAAGGATAACAGGGTTGCTTGGTTTAGTTTCAAACATAGAAACTGTAGTAGCTTGGTAAGGTTTGTTAAGAACTACCTGTCCCATAGCTGTTGCAACAACAATCTCCCCACTTGGAAGACCATCATCGTCTGGTAATAATATTACTAAACTCCTACCTAATTCATCTACAGTTACAGTAAAGTCTGTACCACGAATAGCTATCGTAGCACTTGGAGTTTTTATAAATATATTTTCTTTGTCTATAGTTGCTAGTTTTCCTGTGATAAATCTTGCAGTACCACTAGCAAACTCTAGAGCCATCTTAGATTTGGATGGGTCAGGGTCATATATAAACTCATCTATGATAAGTTCAGAGTGCTCAGTTAATCTAACTTGGCTGTCATCTAAAAAAGTAATGCCCAATCTCCCGTTAGAAGTTTGAACATTATCGTAACTATTTATGTCAAAGTCTAATGAAGCTTTAAAAGTATCGTTTCTTACAACTCTACCTGCTCCATCTAGTTCTGTTATGTTGCCAATATTAGCAGCTTGTGCCTGTACCTTGGTCGTTTTGAATAATACAGATAGTACCACCAGAACCAGTAGACAATATTTTAAGCCAGTCATTATCAATTGTACTCATTTGGTTTATATTAAAAGTTCTGCTGTTTCCTGTTTGGTCAAGGTAGAAGTATCCTCCTGCATATCCTTGCCCATCAAAGTTTACTGTATTAGAATCTCCATCTACGTCCATGTAGTTTGTACCACCATCATAGTCTATATCAGCATTGATTATATTACCATCTCCGTTAATAATCCAATCTAAATCTGTGTTACTTGCCATAGCAGATGTAGCTAAATCAAGTGTAAAAGTATTTGTACTTCCAGTAACATCTACATTAACATTAGAACCATCAGCTCCGTATGTATTAGTAGGGTCTACTTGTATAGTAAAGTTATTTGTATCTCCATCAAACTCAAAAAAACCTACAAAGTTATCAGCAGTTATATCTCCTAAAAACTTACTAGTATCTCCAATTTGATTTATATCTAATGTCATTGATGCACCATCTAAATCTAACGGTGTCATTGAACCTGCAGAAGATAATAATCCTCCTATCAAGTTAGCCGAACCCAACTGTTCCAAATCTAAATTAGCAGTAGCTCCAGATTGCTCAACATATATTTCGTTATCAGCCCCGTATAGCACTGATACATTCATCAGTACAATCAGGCTCATTAATTTTAATTTTTTCATATTCCCAATAGCCCCTCTCTATTCCTATATTTATTATATTTAAAACACCTGTCTCTATTGCCTTTTGTAAAGCTATAGAAACACTTTCATTCTCAGCTACACCACCTTCTATCTCTACAAGTTCTGTTTGCTGTTCGATAAAACGAAATATATCCTGAGAAATACTTGTGGATATAATGTTTTTAGAAACTAATGTTTCCATTAACACTTCTCCAGTTGATACAGATATTAATCTTAACGATATTGTAACTGTATCTTCTCGGTACTGTTTACTATTACCTATCCCTAGATATCTAGCACCAGCACCTCCAGACCTTAGATTAGCTTCATAACTAATAACTCCACCCTGAACTAATAAACCCGCAAAAAGCAAAGGTTTCATTTTGTTTTTTTCTTCAAACTCTTTACGAGTGCTTCTAATAAGTTGTCTTTCTTTTGTTAGGTCATCTAAACCTACACGTTCTACAACTCTAAAAAACTTACCATCTGCAGTATGTTTAAACGCCCTAATAAGAAAAGCTTCAGGTGCTTGTGTAATAGCTGTGCTAAATAAAGCAAACGTACTATTACTTCTTCTCTGCCCTGTTAAATCTTTAAAGCTATTAGGGTATATAGCTATTGTAGGTTTAATTTTTGCTGCTGGTAAATTCTTTAATTCTTCTGATTGTAAGTCTAATATTGAACTAGGCTTTATATCTTGTGTTAATACTAAGTCCTGATTCTGATTTAGAACTGCACAACTAGAAAGTAAAGCTACCAATAGGCAAAGAAATAGTCGTTGAGTTCCCATCGCTGTCCGTTATAATTAAAGTTATTATGCCATCGACAACATTGTATTCTATTCTGTTGCCTTCTAATTCCAATACACCGCTATCACTTGGAGTCTCACCAAATAAATTTTCTACTAATTGTCTTGATAACTGTGCATATATTCTAGATTCTAAATTTCTAATAAATCTAGCTAAAGTTGTATTTTCTTTATCTCTTTCTATCTCATCTTGTAGTGCTTTTATTTCTGCCTTTAAAGCTTCTTTACGATTGAACTCTTGGTTCTGTATTGTAAGGTAATGTGAAGATGAGTTAATACCATTAAAGCTAGGACTTTTAAACTTAAATACTACTTCGTCTGCTATACTTCCTACAGACCAAAACATAATTAACATAGTCCAAAAGAACATACAGAACTTGCAGTTTCTCTCAGCTTTATTACTTTTAAATGTTGGTATAATTTTAATCTTTCCTTTGGTCATCTCTGTCTGCTTTTGCTATTTTATCTATATCTACTAAGTTGGGTACGCCTAATAAAGTTTTCAAGAGCACATCTTGTCTAATGCTTTGATTATCTAA